TTCTACAATACGACGATCTATAGGCTTTTCAGCTTTATTATCACGATACAAAACAAGAGGATATTGAATTGAAGCTTCTAATCCTTCTAGTACTGTGATGAATCCATTCTCCATCAAAGCGTCTTGGTGGAAATCAATCATAAGACTTGGACCTTTCCACATTGCTGTGCGGCCAATCCAACGTACCACATTATCTTGTTGTTCTTCAATAGGACGCCAGTACTTTTGACGATGACCGTCATAATCAAATCCTAAACCCATCTTTGTAAGCGGGGTTTGAATTTTATTTTTACGCATGAATTTACAGAAATCATTTTCCATGCTATGCGTCATAATCACATCAACATTTTCACACACTTCTTTTAGATTAGCATTACGTGCAATGGATGCTGCTTTATGGTCAACATTAATAAATGCTTTACGAATTTTTAGACGTTGAAGGAACGGGATAAAATTATCTTGGCAATCTTGAGGATGTCCTTTAGATGGAACAGAATAAATAACTACTAAATCATAGTTATTATTAATAACATCTGCAGTAATCTCCCATTCAGTGCCCATCATAAATTGTTTTTCTTGGATCTCTAATCCTTTAGCACGACCCCACTTTTTATCATAAGCAGAAAAAATATCTGCATCTGTAACCTTTTGCATTTGAATAGCGCACTGAGTTACTCCACATCCTTCAGTTCCACGACCGAGGACGATTGCAATTCTAGTCATATAATTATCCTTAATTACGCATATGTATTTATGATTTTATAACTATATTCTATCATAAAATAATAGCTTTGTAAACTATTTTTTCCAAAATTCTATAACACTTTGTTATTTAAGATTGATGTTAACAAAATCATATTTTACTCCAGCTTCATGAAAAAATACTTTTGAATAGTTCCAAGATTCTTTCCAATGTTCTTTAATTTCTTGTTCCGGCATAACTACTCGTTTAATTCCAACCTGTATTACACCTTTAGCACATTCAGAACATACTGGTAAACCAGTTACATATAGTGTTGCGCCATCAAGAGAAACACCATTATATGTAGCGTTATAAATTAAGTTTTGTTCAGCGTGTACAATATATTTGTACTTAATTTCTCTATCATTTAGTCTAGCACCTCCATCAAAAATGCCTCTAGGAAATCCGTTATAGCCTTGTGATAATACTTGACCTTTTGATCCAACAGCAACAGCGCCTATTTTAGATGATGGGTCTTTAGACCAAGTGCTTACTTCCTTAGCAAGATTTAAGTAACGAACATCCCATTTACTCACTATCTTTTCCAATCATGTTTTGTTGAATATCATAAACTTTTTCTTTTTCTATCATGTCTATAATTAGATTAGTGATGTCGATATCTTTTTTTATAAAAAACATTTTTTGTTGTAGCTTTTCTAATTCAGCTTGATAATATTCTAATTCTTTTTCTTTACGAAGTTTTGTTTCTAGAATATCTGTGATAAGTATAAGATTACTCATTATTTCACCAAATTAAAGTGTCTTTCATAAACGTGAAGATTTTGTACCTGCCAAACCATCATGCCAGGATCAATTACTCTACCATTATCATATCTATCAAGATTATTAAAATCCCAACATAACTTTTTCATAACATGTAATTGCCATGCATAATCATTTTTATAACCAAACACAACATCGTTCGATCTCATTTGAACTACACAATGAAGTAAACCATCACGAATGTAGTAAGTGACAGCGTTAGTACAAATAAAATCTGATTTTCCATGTTCGCTAAATTCCATCCAAATTGAAGGTCTTTGATAAATCATTGATGCGCGGCGACCGTCAGGGTTTGCTAACAGTTCATCAAGAACCATGCCGTATTGATTAAAGTACTTATCAGAAAAAATTAAGTGGCCATAATTTGAATTAATTTCACCATGAGAATTTGCTGAGTATAACCATGCTGCGGGAGGAGGTCTTAGTTCACCGTAAATATCTTGAATATTTGTTGATTCGCTTTCATACCACAAGATTTCTTGAGTAATATAATCAGTGTTTGGTATACCAAAGATCGCTTCCTCATCAGCAAGAAAACTTGCACCAATTAATTCAATTGTTTTTTGACCAGTTTTATCAATAGTAAACGCTTCATCAGCTAATTCGCTTTTAAAATATTCACGAATATCTTTTACGCTATGTTGAATCATGTTTTTGTAACTCTCTTTCAAATACTCTTTCACGTAAACCAGAAGAAGAAAATCTATGATCTCTCTTGTTGAAGTAAAGTTGAATATTTCTTCGGCGACATTCGTCTTTACCAGTGAAATCTTTATCTTTATATTCATCCCCTAGGATACGTACATCAATAGGATACATGTTTATTATATCAAGTAAATCAGGTTCTGTACAATAAACAATGATCTCATCAACATATTTTACTGCTGCAAGTTGTGTATATCTTTCAACAATAGTTTGAATAGGTTGGTTTTTATCTGGTCGATCAACTGACGGATCTACTTGCAAAGCGCAGATAAGATAATCACAATTTTCTTTCGCTTCTCTTAACATTGCGATATGACCTGCATGTAAGAGATCAAATGTTGATGCGGTTAGTCCAACTTTCATGCGTGACCTACTGTTTCTCTTTTAATATCATTATGATTAAATTCAGCCCAATACAATTCAAAGGCAACACCATCTTCTAGACATTCAAACTGATGATAAACACCCGGTTTGACCTTTGTATATTGTCCTGGTTCTAGAATAGTTTCATCAACTAGATCGTAATCGTTTTGCCATACACGAATAAGCATACGTCCTTCTTCAACATAAAATCCATTCCATTTAAATTCATGACAATGCTTAGAACAAACACCGCCTTTATTCATTTCAATTCTATGAAATTCCAAAACACCATTCATTTCTAATTGTTCTGTCATTCCCCATACTTTACCGGCTTTCATTTGTTTTCCTTTCTATTATCCCATGGCGCAGTTTCATAACACCCAGCTGGAATTGTATCTTTGTAATTCACCCATGCTCTCATACCAACTCCAGAAATTTCTATGCCTGCATTTTCAAATGGCATTTCACGAGGTTTTCCGAAGCAACTATTTAAGCTTTGGCCTGGTACTCTATAACGTGGATTGTGTTTGAGAAAGTCTCTTAGTTCAGCAAGTTCCGCTTTGCGAACTTTTTGTCTATACTTTGCGTGGCAACTTGCGGCGGCATTCCAGTCTGCGGTATTTTCCACACACCATTTAGCCATTTTGTTTGATTCACTTGCTAATAGTACGCTTGGCAGAAAACATAAAATCATCATAACGACTTTCATATTTCAAATCCTCTTATTGTTTTATTAATAAAATACATTTGTCTAATTGTTTCTGCAAAATTTTCAAGCTTTAACATATTAGGTCCATCTGAAGGAGCATTATCTGGATCAGCATGAACTTCTAAAAAGAAGTTAGTAACACCCATAGCAGCGGCAGCTCGGCTAAGAGGGCCAACATAATCCCTATTACCACCAGAACTGTCACCTTGTCCTCCTGGCTTCTGGACTGAGTGTGTGACGTCAAATACCACAGGAACACCAGCATTGTCAAGCATATACTGGATGCCAGTAAAGTCAGTAACAAGTGTATTGTAACCAAAGCTAGTACCTCTCTCTGTTATCCAAACTTCTTTTGCACCTTCTGTTTTGCTTAGAATGCCTTTCACATCCCACGGTGCAAGGAACTGGCCTTTCTTAATATTAACAATACAATTTGTTTTACAAGCAGCTTGTATCAAATCTGTTTGACGACATAGAAACGCAGGAATTTGTATAACATTTACTACGCCTTTACAGCGATTAATTTCTCCAACTGTGTGGCAATCAGTTAATATTTTAAAACCTTCGTCTCTAATCTTTTGAAAGTCTGGTAGCGTGTCATTAATTCCAAGTCCGCGTTTTCCATCGATATGAGTACGATTAGCTTTGTCGTAACTAGCTTTAAAAAAATATTCAAAACCATATAAGTCACATACCCGTTTACATTCTTTAGCAATTTCTAATGATTGCTCTAATGATTCGTGTTGACATGGGCCTGCTATAATTCTTATCATTCTTTAAAACCAGTATAATTGCGATCAATAGGAATAGACTCTCGATTATCGGCGGTGAGTTCTGCAATACGCTTATAGGCGTTTTGAACTTGTTGTTGTAGTTGATAAACATTATTCTCTAACATAGTTACTTTATTTTCTAATTCGCGAATAAGTTTATCTCTACGATCGTCCATTATAATGTTCCTTCTTCTCTCATTTTTTTACGAATCTTAGTAGCAGAAATATTATGAATTTCTTCCCCAAGATCATGCTGTGTGAAAGTGTATCCAACACCACGGCCATAACTAATGTCTACAATATTTGGTACTTGCATTATAACATATTCTTTACCTTCTGTAAACCCCTCTTTTTCAAGACCTAAAACAATATTTTGTCTTACTTGATTCCATTTAAAAGGATTATCATTTTGATTTTCTGTTCTACCTCCACCAGCATCATCACCAATAATGCCACCGACATCTCGGACCATAATCACAACTTGTCCGGTTTCAGCTAAAGCTTTTTTAAATAGTGCAGAGTGGCCGTCGTGCCAAGGTTGCCAGCGACCAAGCATTTGTGTAGTGGGCTTTTTATAATCAAACATTATATGTTTCCTTCATTCTATTCGCTAAGTCTAAAATCCATTCATCACTTTGGAACGATTCAATAATATAATCAAAGTTAGTAGGTTCTTCAAAAATTTTATTTGTATTATCAAAACGTCCAGCTTCTATTGTGTTCATCCAAATAGTGATATCTGCATTAAACTCTTTACGTGTTTCTCCAGTTGGACACACAAAATCACAAATAACAGTACGGCCACGTACTGCTTCGAAGGTAGCTATAGTATTCATACGTTCAGACTGTCGTCTACGACCAGCATCAGTAAAATCCCAATCATTAGCCATTTCTCTAACTTTATCAGCATTATACCACGCACAGTTTAAATGCACGTGCAATCTTTTAGCTAGGTGCGTCTTCCCCGATCCCGGAAGTCCCATTATTAGTATTTTCATTTTCTTCTTTCTTTTTTAAACTTAAACTCCAAGATGAATTAGGCAATTCTTCCCAAATAAGGGTGTCACCCACATCCCATCCCATTTGATTCATTAAAGCATCAGGAAATTCAAAGAAAAGCTCACCACTTTCTTCGTCTTTTTGTACTTCAAGTGTATATTTATTGTTCATCATTTAATACTTTCTTAGGGCGATTTAGAAAATCACGGTTAGGATCTTGGCCATCAATACCACCATTCATATAAGCAGCAAAGAAAGATGCATAATTAATAATATCAATGCATGAATCTTCAAGTGATTCAAAGTTTGGTGAATAGTTTGGATCAAGCTCCATAGCTTCAAGCACTGATTGCATACGTAATACTTTTGCAGCCATTGTATCAAGAAGAGTTGCGCAACCTCGAGGATAATAATCAGCTTGACGAACTCGTGAGTTAGGATTCTGGTAATCATTACCTTTTTTAGTTTGTACTTCTGCAGCTTTTTGCAGGATTTTAAGTGATTCTTTCATATATTACTCCAAGTCTTATTCAACTATTCTACCACATTTAATGAATCTTGTAAACCAGCATTATAGTCAATAGTTTCAAGATAGATAAAATTAATTCTCATACTAATACGAGCTTTAATTGTTTTTTCATGTTTTGGTAAATATTCTCTAAACCATTTTTTCTCTGCTGCAGGTGTTGGATGATACATTACAACTACTGCTTTCATTTTCTTTGGAAAGTCTGCAGAAGTCTCCAACAAACGATCTAAACGAAAACCACCTGATGATGCATGAATAGCAATTGTATCTTTATCTCTATATTGTTCAACAATACTTTCCAATTGTTTTTTACGTTTATCTTTCCAGTTAATCCAAACTGCTCCGGAAGGAATAGCAATAGAATTTTCTATTTGTGTTTGTGCAGTAGTGATAACACCAGTAGCAGCTTTTTTAGTAAAGCCCCAGCTTAAAAGCTCTTGAATATTTTGTTCAGAATTAATTTCTAAACCTTCTTCATTACGTTTTAAAATAAACTTAATGGCATCATCTTTATTTACAGACAAAGCAGGCTTATCAGGTAAAGGATTCAAACGATTAGCAAGAGCTTCTAATTCAAGAGTAGTGTACACCTTATAAGCAGATTTTGGGATGTATTGCACAGGAATATATTTAGCTCGTTTTGACATCATTGTAGCAGTGATGCGATGGTTTCCATCTAGAATTAAATGCAATCCTTTACCATTATAATCTTCTAAAACATTTACTGGTTCAAACTCACTAGTATCACCGTTTAAATCATCAATTTTTTCTTTAATATTTTTTAAATGCTTTGAGTCAATCTCATTAAATCGCACCTGAAATTTATCATAAGCTGCGACAGAATCTTTTTCAATAGACTGAATATTAAAAGACTTGTTTAAAATTTGTTCTTGTAGCGTATCAAGTGAAGGCTTAATAAATCCTTTTAAATCTTTACCTCCACCATTAGATTTATTATAATACTCAGAGTTATTTCTGGCATCAACTTCAAGTAGCATTTTTCTCTCCAAAGCTATCATATCTTGCGTTGTCCCGTAGGCAACTATTTCACGTTTTAACTCTCCTTTAGCAAAAGCTTCATTCATTTCTTCAGAAGTTGCAGAAGTGTCATATCCATCATATTCACTACCAGTATGATAGCCAATATATTTCTTATTATTTACTGTGTTTGTCCACAGATATACAAATGCTTCATAATCCATAATATAATACTACCATATTTCTTTTTAAATGTAAACCATTTTATGCATTTTTATATGCATATTCTAAAGCTCTATCTGCTTCTATTTCAAGCGGGCGATTGGCATACCAATTTCCAGTTTCAGCATCAAGTTCACGACACAAATCTGCTATTTCTTTAGATGTAATTGGATACTTATTTTGCAAAGCTTTACTTGCAACTGCAACCATGATTTGATACATCTTATGATACCATCCTGTATTACTTATAGTTTTATATTCAGCTTCAAGTTTACGAGGAAAGAACGGGCAATCACGATATCCAGTCCAAGTGATGGATGTGTTATCAAGTTGTGCTTTACGATATTCTATAATTTGAGTTTGTAAATCTTCAGGTAAACGATCAAGGAAAGAAGAACTTGCTTTTTTCTCAACATAGTCGTGTTTACTCATCAATTCTTTTGGATTTATATAATCGCCAGAATTAGAAAAGATAAAGTTGAAAGCGCCAGCGTATTCACCAGGTATATAATACATTCGTGATAAGTCTTTAGTTTGCTTATCACCAATGGATCCAAGTTCTGTGTTGAGTGCGTACCAGAAATGTTTGATGTTATCTGATCTAATTCTTGTTTTAGTTGGGAAGACCATACGAAACTTTGGAAAGTCAGATTTGCTGCTTGCAGTAGAATAACAAATAAAAGTGTATTTACCGTAACGACTAATAAGCTCATTTTTTAAGTCACCCTTAAATTCATGGTCGTCAACATCAACAGCACACCAACCTCCCCAATCAACCACATTCTTGTTTGCCCGTGTTGTGTTAGGCTCATAAGTAGCTGGTGATATAAGTT